AAGGGCATACCCTTACGTTCGAGGTCTATGATATGTGTTTTGTTGGTTGGTAGATTGCGTAGTGACGTGGACTTACCTGTACCACTGCTACCTACGATACCTATTATTGCTTTACTCATTGTGCTTGTTTGCTATTGTATGTTTTAGTTGTAGTATGAGAGCGTCTTGCTCCTTTATCTTATGTTCTAATGCGACAGTATAATGCCACATATCTATTACTTCTTCTTTTTGTGCTTTAACGAGTTGCGCCGTACTCATACGCCACAAACCTTTGTCGCCCTTTGGATTATGTTCCGCAGAACCTACGTCAAATTTGCGTGGTGCTTCACGTGTGAACTCTGCTAGCGCACGTATTTTTATTTCTTTATCAGTCATGCTTGGAATTTTAAGGGATCGTATGTGTTAGTTGTAGTGAACAAGGATGTTACAAGAGTTTCTCTATCGTCTTGCCGTGGTGTAGTGCATACAGGTGAGAAGTTACACTCACCAAACTTTGTTTGACAGCAGTTGAAGTTTGGTAAGAACTCCTCCTCTGGATCTTTACCTTCTGCTATCACAGCATATAAACTGTTTGCGAAATCTGTGATTATGTTATGCAGGTGTGAGGCAAACTCATTTAATACGTGCTTCGGGAATGTGATTATCGTAGATCGTTGGAACTTATTCTTACCAGTACGTGACAAAAAGATGCCGTTGATAACTACGCCACGTTCTTCATCGGGAAACAGTTGTTTGTATATCATACTGTAGAACATCATCTGTGGTGAGTTTTGGTATGAGTCAAGGTACTTCTCGACTTGCATAAGCGCGGTTGTCTTGTGGTCAACGATTACGTTAATGCCGTTGAATGTACCTATCATGTCCACCGTACCGCACAGCACAACGTCTAGTAAGTTGCCGTCGGTAAGGTATGGTATAGCAAATCGTTGTTCTAACAAAGGGCCGTCATCATCCATCACAGGTCTTAGGCCGTCGATAGTCTCATACTCTTTAAAGTATTGATGTAACGTAGCAATGAGATGTCCTATGTCACGGAAGTCATTGTCTGGTATGTGAATGTCAGGTTGCGTGTAATGTTCTACGGCAACTGCAACAGCTTTCGTTGTGTTAAATGTAGTGTAGTATTCTTGTAATGCTTTATGGAATGCTGTACCATACTCCATCTTGTGTGACTTACCATCGTAACGTAAGCCTCTCCCGCCCATGTACCACATCCTACGTGGACAAGCTGACTGTGTGTATAGTGACGCATCTATCTTAACTATGTAGCGACCGTCTTTGGTTTTATCTAGCGTAATCATCTAAGGTTTGGTGGTAGTAAGTCTCTCGCTTTCTCGGCATCTAAGTCTATGCTATGTAAGTCAGCTAACTCTTTCATCTGTTCTTCTAGCGTACGTTTAACACCAGAAGAAACCTTCGCTGACTTACGCTTTATCTTAACTACCTTTGTCTTATGCTCGTCAACAGGTGGTTGGCATACGACAAGGTACGGTTGGAAATGTGTGAGTAGTTCATCGTCAGTTAGCTTCTCTAGCATACTGACTTCACATTCTAATAAGGTTTCTATCGTCATTTTTTAGTTACTTTACAGTAGACTATAATGAATAGTGTTATATACACTAACGGTACAATGTAATCCACTAGCGTATTAGTTTAATGTTATCGTCGCTGAATATAACCTCTGCGTTAGGTGCGTGTGTAGCTATGTTATCATACACCCAACGTTGATCGTCGTCGTCTGTCGTAACATCAGCTTTAAACATCTCACCCTCCTGTGCGCGTTGCAGCCATGAGAGTAGGTCATGCCGCCACTTTACGCCATCGGCTGTAACACCCTCAAGCGCCGGTTTATTTGGCGTACGCTTGATGTCACGTACGGCAGCTTTAAAATATATCAAAACGCCGTCGTCCATCTTACGCATGGAGACTTGCGTACGTAACATACGATACGCTTCATTCTTGTCTGTCGTATCGTTGTGCATCAGCCATAGCAAGCCATCGTTGAGCTTACCGTACAATGTGTTAGAGCTATAGCCTGTGTTGGCTGCTGGTACAAACACATCGCTCCCGTCACCTAATAATTTGTCCATGATAGGCTGCACCATTGTGGCTGTTTCTTTGGTATACGATGAACGGTGGTGCTTTGGTGCAGCTAAATTCTGTGGTTTCTTTAATTTCCCTACGACAATATCTATAGTTTCGTCCATATAAAAAATGTAATAACGGTGTTAGCAGTTATGAGTAAAAGAGAGGGGCAGCTTTTACGGGCCGCCCCTCTCTACGATATGCTTATCTTTATGCAGCAGCCAGAAGCTCTTGCATTCGAGTCAGCAGTTCCGCACCCTTGGAGTTATCTCCAGCCTTGAACGCTTCTTTTGCTTGCTTGAACAGCGCGGTAGGCGTTTCGGTACGTTGGTCAGGTCGCCATGCGTCAGCATCGTCGGCTGTAAACAATACAGCGTTGGGGTGCTTATCCATGAGGCGTTGCTGTGCGTTAGCAAGATCATCTCCGCCAAGCCCTTTCGGTAAACCATTCTTTACCTTGGAGCGTATGCGTGATGCAACCTGTTGGTTAACGAGGGCGAGTACGTTATCCTCACCCAAACCTTCGGCAGCTTCTACGATACTGTCGAATTGCTTTACGGTAAACTTGAATCCCTTCCAGTCTCCGTCCTTGTATGTTTGTTCAATATGTTGTGCCATATCTTATGTTTTAGTTTATGCTAGGGTTCTACTTAACTTCTAAACCCCCTGATTGGGGCCAGATACTACATATAAAGCAGGAATCGTGCCAAGTTGGCTAACTTCTAAAACTTTATTTTTTAGATGCTAGGTTAGCTTGGGTAATTCTTTTAGAACATCATATCGTAACATGATTTGTTCTAACTCACGATAGTTACCGTGAATTGGTTCGTTGTCAGCGTAAGTTATGAAATGTTTACGATGATTTTCTGTCATATCAAACCATAACTCATGGTTTGTTAGGTAATGGTGTATGTCATGCCGTCTGCTGTGTAACGGTGTGAGGTGTAGCGTAAATGTTGATAGACGATAGTAAAGATCCTCACGAAACAGCTTCTTATCTATCAACTGCGGTACATTTTTGCACGTTGCTGCTATGATACGACAGCTTGCGGTGCGTATCTTGTCACTACCAACGCTACGATACGTACCGAACTGTATAAGGCGTAGTATCTTAGCTTGTAACGTGACAGGCATATCACCTATCTCGTCAAGGAATAGCGTACCAACACCGGCGCTTGCTATTAAGCCTTCTCTATCGCAGTAAGCGCCGGTGAATGATCCCTTAACGTGACCGAATAACTCACTCTCAAATAGCGTATCCGTCACGGCTGTTGTGTTAACTGTTGTAATGTTATCTACACGTGTGCCGTGTAGTATCGTAGCTATTACCTCCTTTCCTGTACCCGTGTCACCTGTAATGAACACAGGTTCACTACGAAACGATAAGGTTATGGCATCTTGCGTTAACTTACGCATATCTGGGTCAACTGTACTGTAAGCAGCTAACCGCTTCGTTAACCTACTCATCTCGCGTGGCGTAGTCATCAGTATTTCTTACGGCTGCGGCGCATTTTAGCGTAGATAGGTTCTGTTATCTTACGTACCCAACTGTAGTCTACACGTGGTGGCCCTTCATCAAAGCGTGTTCGTTCGATGTAATGACTTTGTAGCATAGCCTCCCAACCTTCTTTTGTTTTAATTTTAACGTACGCATCGTCGTCTGTAAAGATAACTGTTCGTTCGCCGTATGGTTGTTGTGCGTGCGTACGTGGTGATAGTAACGCTATCTTAACCCTAGGTTTCTCTTCTTTCGTAGGGAATTTTATTATGTTATTCTTTTCCATTGTATTTCATCTTGTTATTTGTATCCATTCTCTTGTTGATATGATACGATTAGATTCTGGCGTACCGTAGAACTGTTCGCCTTTGTGTTGCCAGAATCCACCACGCATACCTAACTCATCGACGATAGCGTTGAGCCTTGCACGTGTGGTCATTGTACCCCATCCTGCCATTGTTACTTTTGTACCGTCCTCTACGGTATGTCGTGCGATAAGGTTATCATGTAACCTCATCTCTACGCTACCGTCGCTATTTGCTCTAACGCTGGTGTTAGATTTACTTAACCGTTTGCCCATTACGAAAGCGCGGGCTGCGCTACTTGATACTGCGTTGCTCATGGTAAGGATAATTTTGTTGTAGTGATATTTATTATGTTTACTAACTCCTCTGATGTAGTGTATGGCATTACGTCATTTGTTTTCTCTAACCTATCGTCGATGACTGTCCAGAATATGCCTTCTGGATCTAGCACAGCAACTTCTGCTGTAGTCTTGCCGCCATCGCACTTATGTAACTTGCTCCATTGTACGCTAACACTCCATCCGTTATCGAATAGCATTGTGAATCCGTTACCGAATACGCTTTGCTTAAATGTGTTGTTCATCTTTTGAGTATGTATGCTATGTAATTGTCGATTGTCATACGCTTCTTCGTAATAAATATACGCATTGATAGCTTACTGTCTTGCCACATAGCGTATAGTCCTTCGTCGTTACGTACCCATAGTTCTCGTTCGTTATTGTTCATTGACTTTGATAAGTAATTTGATTGTGCTAATTTCTTTCAATAACGTAGCACGTTCGAGATCAAAGTCTTCGGTTATGCTATCCGCCATAATGGTATCTTGATGCAACGGTATGCCAAAGATACCACTATCCTTTTTGTAAACCCATACGTAATGCTGTGGGTTTATGCTAACGTCTGCATTGTTTACGGCATTGAACCATCCTTGCGGTACGGCGTAATCAATACGTACGTTATGTTTCGTTTCGTATTTATTAACTGCTGTTTCTAGTGTCATGATTTACTCCTATCGTACGTGGTGGAGACTATCCCCACCCTCACGAACTGCTAACATACTAGCACATCCGCGTTTTATTGTCAACAATAAAGTGCTTACGAGACAACGATTGTTTTATTCAAACATCCCTTCATCTAGCGTGTGATCTGTTTCCTCATCATCCTCTTTGTCTACGCTACCGAGGTCATCGTCAATGTCAGGCGCGAATAGCGAAGACCATTGCTCCTTTGCGGTAACAGCTTTGTTAATGCACGCTATCTTATTCTTTACGACAGCAGCAACACGTTCTTCTATCGTACCTTTGTACCATATGACTTCTTGTAGTGTGTTACTACAGGATGTTAAGCGATGTGATCGTCCTACACATTGGATGAGATCTATCGCAGACCATGTTGGTGGTAGTATGATATGCCTCGGCTTTGCGTTAGCATACATATCTTCGTGATGCAAGCTAATACCTACACCACCGGCAGCTACGGTCAGTAGCATATAGTCTTTCTCTCCACGCTGGAACGCATCTACGTGACGTTGACGTTCATCCGCGCTTTGACCACCTGTGATAAACCCAATGCGTTCTTCTGGTATGTTGTACGTTTTCGTAAGGGCAAGCCATACGCCACGTAACATACTCTTGAAGTTACTCCCGATTATCACCTGCGATCCCTCTACCACAGCATTACGCGCACGTGCTGCTATTTGTGGAGAGCGTAGCTCCTCTGCTTTTTGTCGGAACTTCATCATCGCTACGAGCCGCGCAGCTACGACACCATGACCACGTTGGCCACGTAATTCGTACAAATACTTTAAGTATTCTTCGTACGCTTCGTTGTATGCGTCACGTTCCTTATCGTTACGAAAGTCAACTAACACAAGTTCCGTACGCGCCTTGTACTTAAAGCGTACGTTCTTGAGTGCTACGGTATACGGTTTCATAACAACTTTGACACGTTCCATAGCACGCGGACTATACGATGCGGGGTTGCCGTACGTGGCGAGTGAACGTAGCACAGATGGTACAGTTGTTTCACATAACGGAAGTACGTTATGTTCACTCTTTATCGCACATCCCGTGAGTACCGTACGTGCTTCACATACACGCTGGTATGGTGTAGCGGAGATGAACAAACGTTTCACACGTTTCTTCGGTATTTGCCGTGCAACACTTGTACGTGATGAGCCGTCATTCTTTAAGGCTTGACACTCATCGAATACAATGAGGCGTGGTAGCATAATGTCTGACCATGTATGCTTTGTGTGTTCTGTGCCTAACTCAACGACTGTCTTCGTACCGTAGTACATAACGCCGCCAGTCTTCGGTGATGTTAATGCGCTATAAGACATAACTAGCACATCTGCTGCCAAACCATACGAACGCAGTACACGTTTCGTTTGAAGTATGGTAGCGGCAGGAGCAATCCATAGCACAGGGATTGGCCCTCCACCTATGTTAGCATCCTGCTTTAGTTTCGGCAGTATGTTACGTAGCATTTCACACGTAATGTATGTCTTGCCTGTACCTGTGCCGCCTTGTAGTAGCGCACCTTGCTCACGAAGTAACAAAGCGCCGAGTTCCTTCGCTGCATCATGCTGAAACGCTATATCTTTTATAGCATCGTCAACAACTTTCGTTTCTTCTGATGTTATCATATTGCTTGTTTGTTATGTTAGTCCTAGCATACTGCGTATCTCATCTGGCTTCATGCTAGAGAAAAAGTTTTCAATGATCTCTTCTTTGATACCTTGCTCACGTAACGTATCTTTCAGATCTTCGATAGCCTTGGCATCTGCTGCTACCTTTGCGGCTTTGCGTGCGTCAGCTTCAGCGCATAAGCGATCCCGTTCTGCGCTACGTTCCTGCGCTAGATTGCCTACGAGTTTCCATTCGCTACGCTTCCATAATCTGTATAATCCTGGGCCTACGTTACGTACTTCACCGAGTGCTGGCCCTGCCCATCCTACGGTATCGGGATTATTCTCACATACCATATGTTCGCTACCGTAGTCGCTATTCTCTATAGCGCACTTTGTTTCTTCGTTTACGATAACGTATGACTTAATACCAATTACCATGTTAGCGAATAGTTCTTCACGTAGTGTAATCATATCTAGGATCCTAGTATAAGTGTGAGTATGATGATTAACCAAGCGCCGAGCGATACTATAGCCGCTATCGTAGCTTGCCGATGTATTGTATGTAGTTCTTTTTTCATAACGTACAGGTCATGGATGGTTACGTTACCTTCCTCAACGACCTCCGCTAGCCTACCATGCCTCTTGTAGTATGTCAAGAAAAAAGTGTGTAGCGTAGTGAAGTATTTTTGTAGGGTAGCGGTGGGGTTGGTGGCAGGGAGGTGCTAACAAATAACAAGATGGTGCTATATGCATTTATTGCCATCGGCAGGATGCCCAAGTGTAGGGAGGCTTTATAGGGTAGTGGTTCTTTTTATACAGTATGTATATATATATACATATATATATTTTATTATATTAAGAACCTTTCCCTACTCTCCCCTCTACCGCACGTGGACAAATCGCTGCTGTCATTTAACGCGTATTGTAACTGTTTGTTATTTGTTAACACCTTCCTTCTACGATTACCGTGGTTCGTTTAACTACTATACACGTTATGCGATAGGGTCGGGATGTTTCGTAATTATTAGAAAAAGTTTTTTCAATAAAATGCTTGACGATATGTCCGGCCTTTGACATACTTTTTGCAGGTCGGCAAACTCCGGCCCGTTATCATGAAAACGAAAGATAAACCAGAAGGAAGCGAATCGCCACAAGCGGCGATCGAGAGCGTCACGACCATCTTAAAGGAAGGCGCGACAACTACGACAACAAACCCACGCGAAGGCGGTGAGGCAATTGAATACTATCACGTGCCAATTTCGCTTGTAGAGGAACTCGGCGAACTTGCTACGCTACGTGAAAAGGCGAGCGACTATTTGTCGATCATCGTACGTGCATTTGATGTGAAGGCCAAGACCGTTCAGACAACGGTTGTGAAGGGCGAGACATCCCGAAAGGATACGCTCACGCTAGAGGAAAAGCGCGTACGCTTCGACAATTGGATTGATGTCCTGTTTACTGTAGCGGAAAGCGAGGCAACGGCTAACAAGCGCGTGATGGGTAGCATGAAGGAACTTGTAACGGAGTTGACCAAAGCGCAAGCGGCGGGAGACGTTGAAGCTATCGCAAGCATCACCGCGCAAATGTCAGTCGCAATGACTGGAGGGAAGGCGTAACATAACCCGAACACGTAACAGCCCTACGCCTGACAAGCGTAGGGTTTTTTTATGCTACGGCCAAAAAAATTTCTTTTGTTTGTTGCTTCGCAAGTCTCGCACGATTAGCAGGAATAGTGTCGGGGCTATCACCCCGAATGAGTTGCACTACAGAACTATAACCTTCTCTGAAATTATGACCTCTTAAAAAACTACATAACTTCTAAAAAATACACACATAACTTTTAGAACTTTTTCATAACTTCTAGAGGTTTTGGCACGGATAATGCTTTTATAAGATAGAGGGGCAAAAAAGCGTACCTCGGCGATTTCGGAAAAAGCGGATACAAAATAATGGCATCCTCGGTTCAAGATATATTTAATAGTTTGTATTCTGCTGTAGTGACAGCACAAAAGACTGTAGAAGGTAATCACTTAACAAAAATTCGAGATGACTATTTTAACAAAAACGGTTCACCCAAGATGGTTGCTATGGTTTTGTCCGGCAAGAAGATTGAAGTTCCGTTGTTCACGCTTGTCTCTCATAACGGATTAAAGATTTCGGATGTTGAAATAGATTTTGAAATTGCACTCGATCACGACAAAAGTGAAGCTGTTGGTGATCTTGGTAAAGTGCGTGACGGAAAGATGGCGAACGTAAAAATAAAATTTACTGGTACAGACAAAGCCGAGGGGCTGGCTCGTATCGGTGATAACCTAACAAAACTAATACCTACACTATAAAATATTATGGCTGGAGCAGATGATGCACAACTGAAGGATTTTCAAGGACTGCCAATACAGTCTTTGATAATAGACCCCCTAGTAAGTTCGGCTAAAGGCCAACGCGACCTAGCAATGGTTACGTTAGACTTTATTAACGAGTTTGGCTTTGAAGAAGACAAAGATACCAAACAGTTAAAAGCTAGAACTGTAGACGTAGAAATTGAACGGCTCATTGAAGGTAAGTCTGCGCCGCTGAAGCAAACGCTGAAGATGCCGCTTATCTCTATGGTAACAATTCCTAACCTCTCTATACAGGATGTTGAGATTGACTTCACTATGGAAGTGAAGTCGCACACGGAGAAGCATAGTGAGAAAGGCAATCAACAGGTTGACGGAACTGACGATAAAGCGTCTGGTGGCGGTAGCGCATCATTTTGGGGCGTAAGTGTTCATGCTGAAGCATCACACGAACACACGCACACAGGCACAGTTACGTCTAAGTCAAGCAACACTCGCACGACAGACTTCAGTGCGAAGTACGATATTAAAGTACAGGCACAACAGAACCCTCCCGCTGAAGGAATGAGCCGATTCACACAGATGCTCGCCAGTGCGATGGAGCCGGTTGACACGCAAGCTAAATAACATTATGACTAGCATAGATAAAAGTCAAAAGTTCTCGTTAACGAAGTGGCTCGCTGGTGGCGGGAAAACAAAACCTTCGGCAAACTTTTCAACGCAAACACTATCAATGTGTAGCACGACGAGGCTAGTACAAACAGCAATACGTAAAACATAATGGCACAAAATTCTATACCTGACAACACTATTGATCCCAACTTACTTGCTTCTTATGAAGCAATGTATCCTGCACTTACAGATATTATAAATGTGCAGCGAAACATTTCAAAGATGGAAGGGCCAGTCTATAAAAATATAGATGGTGGGGGAGGTATAGGTTTTCAAAACCCCGTTGGGAAAGGTAACGTATTTGGTGGCAAGATAGGCGATGACAGTGGCGGGAAAGAGTATAAAGGCAATATTAGTGAGCATTTAGCTTACGAAGCAGATGAACGTGACAAAACTCAGTCATACGTTCCTAGCACTTTTAACGCTACTGTCACAAGCCCACCGTTTATAAATACGTCAGCAGCAGAAAAAGCGCGTGAGATAGCAAACGAAGCAGAGGAAGCTGCAAAAGCAGGTGGCCCGCTCGGAGCAGTTGATACAGCAGTCCGGCCTGGGGGTATTACTTGGGATCGAGAAGACAAAGCGACTACTGGTACATTTAATCCTCCTATGATAAGCGGAGTAGGCGCTACTGTAACGCCGGGAGGTACTACTCGTACAGTAGACAGGCGTGATTACGCAGTTAATAGAGACGTATCTAATCCTGCAGTAAATGATTTGCGTGATGCTGGAGCAATTACAGAAGGGTTAGATGATAACACAAAGGTTGAACTCGCAAATGTTACTGCGCAAGCAAACAAACTGTTAACATCAAAAGGTTGGTCTGATAGTGGTAACTGGGGTTATGCTAGGACACGCAATATGTTAACTGGTGGTGGACTAGGGCCAGTAGTAACAGAAGGCGCAATGGTTCCGTGGAAATCACAAGGGCAAGATGCTTCGTCTGCTGACTACATATCTAACGTAGGTGGGGGTGATATATTCCCATCGCGTTTATCGGAAGCGGATCGGTTGAAATCTGGTGGCGGTGAGTTATCGTTTGTTCCAGAAGGGCAGAAGGTTGACTATCTACGCCAAAATTATGGTACAAGTGGCGGAGGTGAAGGTCGTACACCTTTTAATGAATTTTTAAGTAGTGCTGATAATGTTGACTCAGCATCGTTAAATATAGCAATAACTAATTTTAACAGATTAAAAACTCATGAGTTTACTGCTAACACATTTACGGGTGTTGACACTACTAAAGGTTTCGTAGAAACACTATTGTCACCAGTTAAAGGTCTTGCTGATGCAGCAGAAAACTTGTTAACATTTGTTACTGATGGGTTAGGTATATCTGATTCAGATGTTAAAGATCCTGGTTTTTTCAAATGGCTAAATACACCACTTGATGCTATATCAACAACAGAAGTTGGTATTAAGCCTCTTGATATTATAATGATTGCTGCGGGTGGCGTGACAGGATTAACTGCTGTTGCTGTAGGTAAAGTTATGGGAGGTATCTTAAAACCATTTACGTCAAGAATCAAAGGAACATTCAAACAGTTACTTAGTGGAGATACCGAGAAACTTAGTGACACAGATAAAAAGGATGCTGTGAATGAATGGGAACGTATAATGAATGTGGAAGCAGGAGAAGAAGACACAAACACATATAACCCTAATAACAAACTTGACGTTTTACTGTCTGGTGATTTCTTCATATCTGATCCAGACAGAGATGCAGCAGATCAAGCAAAGAACTGGCTATTAGATGGCTTTGAAAGCGGTAACGTTTTGAATCTTTCTGGCCAGCGTGTTGCTGTGTTTACAGATTCTTTTGGAAATTCTGTAAATGTACATAATACAAACATTGACTCCAGAACAAGTGATATTATACTAGGGCCAAATAACCAAGCCTATGGTGTTAGAGATGGTAATGCCTATGCAATAACAACAAATGGTCAACCTGTTACTATGGGTGAATGGAACAACGGTAAAGTTAGTGGTACTGGAAGCGGTGGTGGAGGAGGGGTACTTAAAACGCTATGGGAATGGGCTACTAGCAAGCAAGAATGAGCGCAGCTAACGAACAGATATTCCAACTAAAAAAGATGGGCTTTTCTAACGAAGAAGTTGCTGTTGACTTACGTTATGATAAAGATATTGTTGATCTCGTAGCCCCTGACTCTCCGTCAGCGCAACAAGCAATAAACAAACTGGATGACATTGGCGACAGAGCCATGAATGTACTTCTTGAGATTATGGAAACAGGTGAGACTGAGCGTGTGCGTAATGACGCTGCAAAATTTCTCGCAGGTTTACAGTATGACAAAGAAAAAACCAAGCATAACATTAACTTCTCGGATTTTACGGAGCGTCTGCAACGAGCGCAAGATGTTATTAACGGCAAACCTGCTGTTGGTTTACCTTCACAGAAAGTAGGTTAATGTTAACCCACGAAACAAACGTCATCAAGTTTGCTGATCCGCATGAGATGCTTCTCGTGTGTGATGACACGTTGTTAGATGGTCATGTTAAGTTACATCCGTGGCAGATAAAGATACTTAAAGAGTTCGCGCAACCCTCGTCTGCTGATAGTCCTTACCGTGCTGTTGTTCGTGCAGCTAACGGTAGTGGTAAGGATAATTTTATCGTTGCTCCGTGTGCTGTCTGGTTATCGTTACGTTACGAAAATAGCCTATGCGTTATCACTTCTGCGTCAGGTAATCAGCTAGATCGCCAAACAGATAAGTATATAAAACAATTAACAACTGCACAAAACAAGCTGTTCGGCGCTCCTATTTGGAAACAAAACTACAGACGTTACGAGAACACTGTTAATGGTTCAACAATAGAGTTGTTTGTCACGGATGAAGCAGGACGAGCTGAGGGTTGGCATCCGCCAGTTCCTAACGGTCAGATGGCTATACTTGTAAGTGAGGCTAAATCAATACATGATGACATCTTTACAGCACTTGCTCGTTGCACGGGCTTCACTAAACGCGTAGATGTCTCAAGTCCCGGTCTACCGTCAGGGCATTTCTACAACTCATGTGTTGGTGGTAAATGGAAACAGCATCACGTAACAGCGTTTGATTGTCCGCACCTGAGCGAAGATTACATAGATGACGTACGTGATATGTATGGTGAAAGTTCTGCGTTGTATCGCTCTATGGTACTTGCAGACTTTGGTGGCCTTGAGGAACAAGTTGTCATAAACTTCTCAACAATCGCCGAGGCAGATTCATATGACATTGAACACGTAAGCGAATCTTATAACATAGCGGGACTTGATCTTTCAGCCGGTGGTGATGAGCAAGTTGTCGTAATTCGTAACGGCAACAAGATCATAGGTGTAGAAGCGTTTCGCTTTCAAGATACAACAATTTTGCTGGAGAAGCTCGCAGAAGTTTTTTACAAATATGATTTAGATAACAATAGTAGTGTGATATATGGTGATGCTGGTGGTCTTGGTAAGCCTATACTGGATCAACTGTATCGCGATGGCTGGCCTGTCAAGTACATATTAAACCAAGCTGCTCCTTACAATAAACTAGCATATCTTAACAGAGGTGCAGAGCTATGGTACAGCATCAAGCATCACATAGAGAATTACGAAATCATAATACCGCAAGATACTACGTTACGTAAGCAGTTAGCATCACGATACTACACAATAACTCCTGCGAACAAGATACAACTTGAGAGTAAGCGACAAGCGAAAGCAAAGGGTCATGAGTCGCCTGACCGTGCTGATGCTTTTGTGCTTGCTTTTTCTGACTACCGTGGCATATTGCCCCAACGCGCTATATCACGCGATATTGTTCAGTACAAGTTAAACGAAATAACAGAAGAACCGCAGAATACTAACGTAACGCTAGAGGGTAGACTAAAGCGCCCTGCACGCAACACACCATACTTTACAGCTACAGGCTGGAGTGATGACATAATTTTAGAGGTAGAACAATTAAATGAAAGGTTAGCAGAACGTGGATAAAGATCTTACAAAATACGAGGATGCAGCAACTCCCATACAAGGGTTGCTAAATGTAATAGGAACGCTTGAGTCAACAGCTTTAGAGAATCGCAACTCACGTAAGTTAGATATT